TCATCAGCACGAGCTGGAATAGGACGCATAGTTAACACATCTAAATAAAGGTTGTTTTTTATTTCGGTTTTAAAGTATGGACTATTTCTAAAATAATCCGGTGCGGAATAACTAGTTGTCATTATAAGAATCCATCCAATAGACCAGCAGCAAATGCTTGTAAACTAAATGTTTGTGACTTACCTCTACTAATTGCAATTTGCATGTTTACAGTTATATCACATTTTGTCGGAGCATACTCACCTGTGATAGCTTGTATATAATCTACGTCTGGCGGCAAACTTATACTCCAACTTTTTATTACTACAGGAACATTTGGCAACACTCTCCTACCATACCCTGTTAATTTTACTACAGGAGGAGGAGAACCTTGGAATGCACTGTTTGCATATGCACTTTTTGTCATAGTTTTTAAATATTGTTGAGCTGCGATAATATAAGTTGCTTCTTGTTCTGTTTGACAGGTAAATGTACCTGTAATAGATATGTCATTTACACCACTATTTTGGTAAACCACATAAGGATATAAAGCGTGTGTAGGTGTATTTTCAGAATAAGATGCATAAGTACCTAAATTTACTGTTGGAGTATACGGAAACATAAAACCATTTGTTGCAATCAAACTTCTATGTAGCGGTCCAAAATGAATGGAAGGTGGTATACTCAATCTTACCCGCCAATCTGCTGCTTTTGAAGCTTTCCATTCAGCAGTGGTAAGACTTACAGGAGTAGGATCTGCACCAGCTGGTATGTTTCTAGACCTAATATTAGCTTTAAAAAATCGAAGTTGGTAATTTTCATTTTCTATATACTCATCTAGCCTATTTGTATTATCACCAACAATAGTAGAACTACCTAAACTCTCGTCATCTGATGATACAGGTCTAAATTCTGTACGAGAACGATCAGCAGCTTGGGGATCTGTAACAAATTCTAACGCCATATTTGCTTCCTAAATAAAATTTTATACATTATTTAGTTGACAAAATTACACGTACATTATATTATAAATAGTATTTTATGGACAACTAATGAAAAGATATAATTACCTAAACAACAAAGACATTCTTTTAGAAATTCACAAATCAAAAACTAGTTTTTGCAGTTATATAGACGATGAATATCATCAATATGATATTATCATACCAATGCCTTCTCCTTATTCTACTTTAGACGAAACTTTACAAAAAATAAATATAAGAACAGTAGCAGAAGCAAAACGTAACAAAGCAAAAAGATTACAACATCGAGATTATGATAAACGAAAAACAGCTGGCGAAAAGATAAAACTAGCAGAATGCGAAGTTAATTATAAAAAAATTGATAAAAAAGATCTTATTTTTAGAGTTATGACTTTTGATCATATACCAGAAGAAATTGGCCGAAAGAAAACACCTAAATCACTAGCTGATACAAAAACAAAATTAAATTTTCCTGCATTTCAGCATTTTAAATTTAATGAAAATGATGAACTAGAATGCGTAGGCAAAAGTCACTGGCAAGGTGGTTTACAAAACGGTTTTTTTGACAAGAATCACGGTAAAGTAACAAATAAATTAGCGCACATGTGGATAAAACTATGCGAAAGGTACGGAACAAGGGGAAATGTTCGTGGTTATACATATAACGACGAAATGCGAGGGCAAGCAATTCTACAATTAACCCAGATAGGCTTACAGTTTGACGAATCTAAAAGTCAAAATCCGTTTGCTTACTATACTGCTGCTGTAACAAACAGCTTTGTACGAGTGATTAATTTAGAAAAACGCAATCAAAACATACGTGATGATATTTTAGAAATGAATAATATGACTCCTAGTTACACAAGACAAAGTCAACGTGACTGGGACGCAGGAAATTAGAGGCAACTTTGTTTAAAAAAGCAGCAATCTTTACAGATATTCACCTTGGCTTAAAAAGCAATAGCAAAATACACAATACCGACTGCGAAGAATTTGTAGATTGGTTTATAGAACAAGCAAAAGAAAATAATTGTGAAACTGCAATATTTTGCGGCGACTGGCATCATAATCGTAGTAGTGTTAATATTGGCACACTTGATTATACTGTACGTTGTTTAGAAAAATTAGGCAAAAGTTTTGAAAATTTCTACATGTTTGTAGGGAATCACGACTTATATTATAAAGACAGACGTGATGTAAGCTCAACTAACTTTGCTAGACACATTCCAGGCGTTACAGTTATTGATGAATTTACTGAAATCGAAGATGTTGCGTTTGTGCCTTGGCTAGTTGATAATGAATGGAAAAAAATCGAACAATCAAAGTCTAAATATATGTTTGGTCACTTTGAATTGCCGACATTTTTAATGAATGCTCATGTTCAAATGCCAGAACATGGTGATCTAAGAGCATCTCATTTTGTTAATCAGAAGTATGTGTTCTCAGGACACTTCCACAAACGCCAAATAAAAGGTAATATTCATTATATAGGCAATGCTTTTCCTCATAATTACTCAGATGCATGGGACGACGAACGTGGCATGGTAATTTTAGATCGAGAAAACGACAAGGAACCCGAATATATCAATTGGTCTAACTGTCCTAAGTACCGTACAGTAAAACTTTCTGAGCTGCTTGACCCCGAAAGCAATATTATCAAAGACAAAATGTATCTTAGAGTTTCTATTGACATTGATATTAGCTACGAAGAAGCTAGTTTCATTAAGGAAACTTACGTTAAGCAGCATAATTGCAGAGAAATTACACTTATTCCACAAAAACAGATTGATGAAATTACTACTAATCTAGATATTAGCAAATTTGAAAGTGTAGATGAAATTGTTTCTAAAGAAATTGTAGCAATTGATTCAGAATCGTTCGATCAAAAATTATTACTAGACATTTATAGAAATCTATAGTATATTATACTAAAAATAACCTATATGACAATTCTAATTAAAGATTTAACAGTTAAAAACTTTATGAGCGTTGGTAATCAAACTCAAGCAGTTCGATTTGACCAAGAACAGCTCACTCTAGTGCTTGGTGAAAACTTAGATCAAGGAGGTGATGACTCAGGCTCACGAAACGGGACGGGCAAAACTACAATTATTAATGCATTGTCTTACGCTCTCTACGGCCAAGCACTAACTAATATCAAAAGAAACAACCTTATTAACAAAACGAACTCAAAACACATGTTAGTAACGTTGAATTTTGAAAAAAACAATGTTCAATACCGTATCGAACGTGGTAGATCGCCTACATTTACTAAGTTTTATGTGAATAATGAAGAACAAGAGCTTACAGACGAGTCACAAGGCGACTCTCGAAAGACTCAAGAGTCAATTAATGAGCTATTAGGTATGAGTCACGATATGTTTAAGCATATTGTAGCACTTAATACCTATTCAGAGCCATTTTTAGCAATGCGTACCAACGATCAGCGTGCAATTATTGAACAATTGCTTGGTATTACCATACTTTCTGAAAAAGCTGATGCTCTAAAAGAGAAAATTAGAGAAACAAAGACTACTATTGACTCTGAAACTAACAAAATTACAGCAATTCAGTCAGCAAATGAGAAAATTGAAGAAACAATTGCCAGTCTTGGTGGTACTCAACGTGCTTGGCAAGCAAAAAGAAAGCAAGATATTGAAAAATTAGAAGCTGCTATCAATGAATTGGGCAAACTAGACATTGATTCTGAGATCGAGAACCACGAAAAGCTACAAAATTGGCAAACAACCAATGCCGAACTTGAAAATTTGCAAAAAGAACAGATAGCTTTAGAGTCTGCACACCAGAGAGCACAAAAAACTGTAGACAAAATAGAAAAAGACATTCAAGATCTTGAAGATGCAGTGTGTTATGCATGTGATCAACCACTGCACGACGACAAAAAACAAGAAATTCTTGCAAAAAAGACCAAAGAATTAGACGAATCTGCAAAATATTTGCAAGAAATTGCTGAAACACTTGATAAAACACAGAAAAGTATTGCTGATATTGGTGATTTAGCAAGTAAGCCTATAGTTTTTTATGAATCTATGAAAGAAGCATACGATCATAGACAAAACATAGACAGTCTTTCACAAAGTCTTGAAGCAAAACAGATCGAAACTGACCCATACGAAGCACAAATTCAAGAACTTACCAATACTGCACTTCAAGAGATTGATTGGTCAACTGTAAATCGTCTTACTGATTATCAAGATCATCAAGAATTTTTGCTAAAGTTGCTTACAAATAAAGATAGTTTCATTCGAAAGAAGATTATTGATCAAAACTTGAGCTATTTGAACAACAGACTTACTTCATATCTTTCAAAACTCGGTCTTCCGCATCAAGTTGAGTTTCAAAATGACCTAAATGTAGAAATTACGCAGTTAGGGCAGGATTTAGACTTCGATAACTTGAGTCGAGGCGAACGTAATAGACTTATACTTGGATTAAGTTTTGCATTTAGAGACGTATGGGAAAATCTATATCAAAATATCAACTTATTGTTTATCGATGAGCTGATAGACAGCGGTATGGACTCAGCTGGTGTCGAAAATGCACTAGGTGTAATCAAACACATGGGCAGAGAAGGAAGAAAAAATGTTTTTCTTATCTCACACAAAGATGAATTAGTAGGAAGAGTAAATCATGTTCTCAAAGTGATAAAAGAATCAGGATTTACTTCTTATTCAACAGACTTGGACGTTGTAGAATGACCGAAGAATCAAATAACAAAGAAGAAACAACTCATGAAAAGTTAGTAAAAGAGTATCTAAGGTACTACGACGCTAATATAAAATTTCAAAGCAGGCACAGTTTTAGAACACATAGATCAAGCAGAAGACACTTAAGAAATATTATCAAATTGGCTAGAGACAGGCAAAAAGAAATACACGAAGAATACGCAAAAAATAAAAAAACCAGAAAGAAAGGCACTGACTAAGGCATGAATATAAACATTATATGGAATGGACCTATAAAGGCAATGTAATCGATAGTTTACCTGATAACTGTGAAGGTTTTGTATATGTTATTACAAATACAACCAATGGTAAGCAATATATAGGCAAGAAATACGCAAAATCTACAAAAACTCGACCACCTCTTAAAGGAAAGAAAAACAAAAGGCGTACAAAAGTAGAAAGTGATTGGAGAGACTACTGGGGTTCTTCAGATCATTTAACAAAAGATATAGAAAATTTAGGCAAAGAAAAATTCACAAGAGAAATACTTTATATTTGTCCCAGTAGAGGCATTGCAAGTTATTTAGAAGCACGAGAACAATTCGAAAGGCGAGTTTTAGAATCTGACAATTACTATAACGGAATAATAAACGTTCGTATAGGCAGTTCTAAAATATTAAAAGAATATTTAGGCAACGAAAATGGCAAAACTAGACTGGACTAAAAATAGAGCGCAGCACATTCTTAATAAAAGTATTTCTTCTCAAATAGCAGAAAATACAAAAAGTGATTTTTCACTTTTATTAAAAAAGGGTGTGTGGCCGATTAAAGGTAAGCATCAAGGCAAAAGGATTGAGTCTTTATCAACTTCATATTTGTCTTGGATTAAAGATAACTTTGACTCTACTAGTTTAGCTAGACAGTATGCTATAAAAGAATTACAGGCTCGACATCAAGGCAACTAAACAGCACATAAGGTTAGCGGGCCGGATACATACCGCTGTGGAAAAGTCGGGGAGTAGACCCGAACACGTACATACTGATAGACCTATCTAAAAAACTTGGGGTATCTGTTGGTATTGATTGCTGCTGTCAGTCACAAAACACACTATGTTCATAAAAACTGTACAAGTAGGAACGAGAGTGCAGATAACGTAACACTGTTACGTGATGTCGACGTAGGTAGGGAAAGGTCAGAGCCCATTGAACGTGTGTATAAACAAATACCTATTTCCATGTCACGGGTGGTGATACTCACAGGAAAACCGAAAGGCTTTTTTTTATGACGGGACCAAAACAGGTTCCGTCTGAGCAGATTAATCTACAGGAATCTTTCTTCCCGAGTACCAAAAAAAATCTAAAAAAGACTGTTTGATAAAATCGAAAAGCGTATTAGTACGAAGTAAGTTGTTGAGTTTGATTTGCGATAGCGATAGCTGAGCAAACAAACGAAGACATGGATCAACGTAGTTGAGACATAAATAGTAAAAACAGTATTATTAAGGATCCATCATGAGAGCACGACAATTTGTTGTTGAAGAACCCATAGAGGACAATCCGCCAAGAAGAGGCGGAAGCGCTCTACGACATACACCAACTGTAGCAGATCCTGGAGAATTTGATCCACCGGCAAGAAAACAACCATCTGTAGCAGCCCCTGGCGAATATCCAGCACCACAAAGACAACAGCAACCGTACCTAAAGCCTCCCGGCGGTGGCGCTAATGATGCTATAGATGATACTGCTCAGCAAATGCAAGACTGGGATAATTTGTCAGACAAAGAAAAAGCAAAAAGAAGATGGGAAGCTCGTAAAAAATATCTAGCAACAATGAAAAATATTAGAAGTCCATTTCTTACTAAAATAGCAGGACATCCTATATTTAATTGGATAGGAACCGCTATAAGTAGTGCAACTATTGTGAAAATTCTTTGGCAGTACGACATGTATCTTGTGGGATACGAAAAAGTAGAAGAATTTGGAAAAAAATTAGCTCCGTGTGATGACGATTCTTGGGATCCTTTTGATGATCCATATTTAGATATTGACTACAATAATCCCGATCGTGAATTTAGTATTGCACAAGCTGGTATTGTAAGTCCAAAAGACGGAACAGTGACATCGTTTGGCGGTAATCAACTTTTTTCCGACGAAGAAAGATGGGAATCATATTTGATACTTAACCCTCTTTGGTATGTGATAAAAGCAGGATGGGTAACTAGAGCTGGTAGATATCCGCTTGAACCTACAACAAGAAATACTTTTAGTAGACGTTTGGGCAGTTGGTTTTTTAATCTATTTGTAAACACACTAACAGGCGTAGTAGTTGCTTCTAAACTCATAATGAAATTGTCTAGAATAGCTGCTGTATTTCTAGCAGGCACTGGATTAGGAATGCCTGCTGCGATTATAACTCTTATTATAGGCGGTGGTGCAAGCTGGATGATAAGTCTTGCAATAGATCGATTTATGAAAAGAAAAGAACAATGGCTAAGACCATTAACAAATGCTATAGGAAGTTGGTTGCTGAGACAAATAGCAACTGAGAGTGCAGTTAATTTTGCTTGCAGCACAAGAGAAACCTTAATGTCTTTAGGCACTGCTCCTGGCCCTAGTATAGAAGTACCAGATGATGATCCATCAAATACGTTGTTCGACCTTGATCCAACTGTTAATGAAGCACAGGAGAAAGGTAAATCAACAAATTCCGCAAACAGTGAGGTTATGCAATTAGCCGAAATAATCGATGCTGACTACGCTGAAATGTTTAGTCAAGTATGTGCTGATGTGTTAGAAGATATGAGAAATGCTGTAGCTAAAGATCCTACAAAATCAAGAGAGCTAGAACAAATAATATCACAGGCAGAAGCAAGAGCAAAAAATAACGCGGAGCAATTAGATGAGATCATATGAATTCGTAGCTGATCGACTTATAGTAGAATCTTTACTATTAGAACAAAATTATGAAGAGATTTTTAGAATTGTAAAATCTAAAGATCTAGAAACCAAAAAAATAATATGGACTTTGTACCACGGCATAGACGATCCACACGGTGAAATGTTTGATAATAAAAGAGCAGCTAAACAAGCTCAAAGTAGATTAATAAACTCAGCAAAAAAGGCAGCTGCACAAGCAGCACGAGCAGCTACTGAGAGTGCATTACAAAGATTTATAAATTGGCCTTTAAAAATATTTGGTCGTGTAGCAAAATGGTTAACATTTAGAGCATTAGTTACTGTTGTTGCAGTAGGAGAGGAGGGTTTACAATTAAATAATGCAATTCAAAAATATGAGAATTGGATTAAAAGCACCGAAGTTTGCTCAAATAAATCATTAAAATATGATATTACTTTGATTGACAGAGAAAGAGCTCAAAAACATGCAACAGAAATATCTAATGAAATAACTGATGGTATTTGGACTGTTCTACTCCTAGCAAGTGTCGGAACAGCAGCTATGTTAACTGCACTTAAACTGTTAAAATTTATTCCAGGACCTCAGCAATTAGTAACACTCGGTGCATGGATAGGCGCAGGAGGTATATTGTGGGCCTTAGAAAGATTTTTAGAAAACGACAAAACTTTTCCTGCTATCCGCAATTTTATACATAGACGTTTCACAGGACCTTACTTACTGGACAAAAAATACATAGAACGTGTGTGTCAAGACAAAGTATTTGATCCAGCAAATATAATAGATACAATTCCAGGTATAAATTTAAACGAAGGTCAAGATTTTAATTTTGAATTTGATAATGATCCTGAAGCTTTACAGATAGCACAAGAAGTAGGACTTATTGATATTTGGAATGAAGTTTTACAAGATCCAAAAATGCAAGAGTATATAAAAGAAGCTGAACGAAAAAAAGCTAATAATGAGATTATACCATAGAAATTTTAGTTTCTGTAGTGTTTTTAATATTTTCTTTGATTATATCTTGTAAAATTGATATGTCGTCTTTTGACAAAACATTCATTACTTCATAATAACTTAAATGGCCTCTCATGTACCAACCTATTTTATAATGAGAATATTTTATTTCTTTAATTTGGTTGTCTAAATCTTCTACTAATTTTACTAATTCAGATTCCGAGAGGTTGACGATAATTTGTCGAAAAAATTTGAATAATCGATCGTAATGGTAGTTTGATATTCGTGATCACATTCTGGATTTTGGCAACTAACTGGTAAATCAGGAAACTTCCATTTACTTACAAATTGTTGAACTTCTTTTATGATCCTGTTAGCAACTTCTGTTTCATTATTTAAAATAAAGTCTTTTATTATATCTTCGTTATTTTCTGAGTTATCATTTAAAGATATAGAGTTAATATATTTTATAACAATACTATTATTTAAAATAGATATTTGCTGTGATAGATCTGCGATCTTTGACTCTTTTTCGTCATCTGACCATTTTTGATTAGATCTAATTTGAAAAATTTGTCTTTGAATTTTATAAGTTTCTAATCCAAAACGAGTCACTATATCATATGTAATAGGAATAAGATGATATTTTAAATCCTTTAATTCAAAATAATGATCAACTGGCATATTTTCATATGCAGATAAAATAGAATTTAAATTAACTTCAAATCCATTATCATGGCCACATTTTGAACATTGCGTATCTAAATTATGTCTGTCTCCGTGAGTAGCAATCTTAATTGCTAGCAGAATATATTCTATATCATATCTTACTAATTTTTTTGGATTTAATATAGCCGGTACACAACTTTTAATAACATTTTCAGTAGCAATACCCGAAAAGAGTGCATCAGGAGTTTTTAAATTTATTTCATCCATAGCAGTCATGCCATAAACAGGAATTTGCACAAATTGAGATTGTGCAATTATTGTATCGTTGTAAAATTTACCACCGCTAGGTAAATCTATATACAGTTTAGGCTGTCTTGAATGCTCCGATAAGAATGAATCCATATTTTATCCTATAAATACTTTATATTTATGGCAGAAAAATTTAGAAAGAAAAATTATGGCATTTGAAGAACAATTACTCACTGCACTTAATAGTCTAAACAATCAAATAGATAATTTGTCTTCTAGTATAAAGAATCCTGGTGACCGAGATAGACCTGATACACCGCCATCATCGGGGCGAACTTACAATTGGGATGTCGGCGGAGTTAGTTCAACATTTGGCAAAATTTTAAATAACACTAGTGGTGACTTAAGAGTTTATACTGAAGCTGTTACTAGCGCATTACAAAGTGTAATGCCAAGTTTTTTAAGTGTAAATGATACCTTGAAAGTGACTACTGATGCGCTGGTAGATTTAGCAACTAGTAGTGTTATGGTATCACAAAATTTACGAAAGTTTGGTCTTGCAAGACAAGCAGATTTAATGGATACCTTTAGATTAGCTTCTAGTTTAAACATGACATTGTCTGACTTCGAACGATTTATTATGCAAAATAGCCAATCACTAATTCAATTTGGTGGGTCAGTAGAAGGCGGCGTATCTGAATTAAAACAATTCCAGAGATTGTTAAGGGAGGATTCTGAATTTGAGGGTATGATAGGTTATTTAA